TGACGCTACTAGGATTCACCAACTTTTAACAGATGAGCACCGGGCAGCATTGATGGAACTAACAAATGGATAGGGCATGGCGTGATGGGTTCCTTGAAGGGTTGAGGCCAGAGCAACCATTAACCGTAAGCCAATGGGCGGATATGCACCGCAAGCTAAGCAGCAAGGCAAGTGCTGAACCTGGGCCGTGGCGTACTAGCCGGACACCGTATTTGCAAGAACCAATGGATTGCCTTAGCACTAGCAGCTTGGTGCAACGGGTGGTGCTGCAATTTGCAGCGCAGACAGGCAAGACGGAGGCGGGCAGCAACTGGCTGGGCTATGTGATTGACCATGCGCCAGGGCCGATGTTGTGCGTACAGCCCACGGTTGAGATGGCGAAGAGGCTGAGCAAGCAACGACTTGAAAGCATGATTGCTGAGACACCGGTATTAGCTGAAAAGATTGCACCGGCTCGCAGTAGAGATAGCGGCAACACAATGTTTAGTAAGGAGTTCCCAGGCGGCATCATGCTGCTTACTGGTGCTAATAGTGCAACGGGGTTGAGGTCTGCACCGTGCCGTTATTTATTTATGGATGAGATTGATGCGTTCCCTAGTGATGTTGACGGCGAGGGCGACCCGGTGGCGCTAGCAGAACGCAGAACAACAACATTTGCAAGGCGTAAGATTCTGCTTACTTCAACGCCAACGGTAAAAGATTTCAGCCGTATTGAAGCTGAATATCAACGCAGCGACCAGCGTAGATATTATGTGCCATGCCCAGATTGCGGCGAGATGCAATGGCTGCAATGGTCACGGTTGAAGTGGGATGATTTGAAACCAGAGACTGCAAGGTATGAATGCGAGAAATGCGGCAGCAAGATTGAGGAGCGCCATAAACCACAGATGCTGCTGGCTGGTGAATGGCGTGCAACGGCACCTAGCAATGGCAAAACTGCGGGCTTCCATTTGAGCGGTTTGTATAGCCCACTTGGATGGCTTAGCTGGGAGCAATTGGTTGATGATTTCTTACGCGCTAAGAGTGATGCGCCAATGCTTAAAAGCTTTGTCAATACAAGGCTGGCTGAGACGTGGGAGGAAGACTACGCAAGCAAGGTTAGTGCTGATGGGTTATTTGCTAAGCGCGAGGATTACGAGCCTGGCGTATGCCCTGATGGCGTGCTGCTGCTCACCTCTGGCGTTGACGTGCAAGACAACCGCTTAGCGGTCAGCGTCTGGGGCTGGGGCCGCGAGGAGGAAGGGTGGCTGATATGGCATCAAGAATTATTCGGGGACCCTACGCAGCCTGAGGTATGGGGCCAGCTTGACCATGTGCTTGATACTGGCTGGGCAAAAGCTAGCGGCAGTGAATTAAAAATCAGCCAGATGGCAATTGACTCTGGCGGCCACTGCACGCATGAATCGTATAACTACGCACGCGAACGGGCACGCCAAGGCGCAGTAGTAATTAAAGGCAGCAGCAAACGCAACGGCCCAGCCGTTGGTAAGGGCTCAAAGGTCGATGTGAATTGGAAAGGAAGGATTATAAAACGTGGTGTGGCGTTGTTTATTGTTGGCAGCGACACAATCAAAACAACTTTATTTGGCAGGCTTAAGCATGAAGAATCTAAATTACATTTCGGATTAGCAGCAGATGAGGAGTATTACCGGCAGCTAACAGCAGAGAAGCAATCATTAAGATACGTGAAAGGGTTTCCGGTTCGGGAATGGGTCAAGAAAGCAAGCGAGCGAAACGAAGCGCTGGATTGTGCAGTGTATGCTTATGCGGCATTACAGCTTTGCTACCGCCGCTATAACCGCGCGACGATGTGGGACCAGCTATCAAAACAAGGCAGGCCGGCGCCGCTAAGATCTAAGAAGGAAGCACCTGCATCTGCCTTTACTAACAACTGGTAAGCCGTGAAAATCCCAGCACAAATCAGGGCAGGCGACACTATTAAGTGGCGGGATGATGCTGGCGTTGATAATTTAGGCAACACCATTAGCAGCGACACATGGACGCTGACTTATTTCTTGCGCACTAATACTGCAAGCGAGGGCGCTACGGTTGTTGGGACTGCTTACGGCACAGGCTGGGAGTTTACAATATCTGCTGCTACCAGCGCTGGCTTTGATGCAGGCGATTGGTACTGGCAAGCGATTGCGACTTATAGCACCGAGAAAATAACGCTAGGTGCAGGCCAGCTTGAGGTGCTGAAGGCGCTGAGCTACACCGGTAGCCCAGGCGCTCTTGATGGCCGGACGCAAGCAGAGACCGACCTCACAGCAGTACAAACGGCGATACGGGCTATTGTTGCAGGTGGTGCTAAGCAATATAGTATCGGCAATAGAGCATTTACTAAGCTGGACCTTAGCGAACTCATGGAACGTGAAAGCAGATTAAAGGCAGAAGTAAAACGCGAGCAAAAGGCGCAGCTTATTGCTAATGGCTTGGGTAATCCCCACAATTTATTCGTGAGGTTCTGATGGGATTACGCACAGAGCTATTTAAAAAGTTTGGATTGCAACCGATAGGCAAACCGCAGCAGCGCGCATACCAAGGCGCAAGGATGAGCAGGCTTACAGCAGACTGGATTACCAGCGGAACCAGCGCTGATAGTGAAATCAAATCTAGCTTCAAGGCATTACGCAATCGCGCTAGGCAGTTGTGCCGCGATAATGACTATGCAAGGCAAGCATTACGCGTAATACAAAACAACGTAATCGGCCACGGCATTAAGCATCAAGGCCAGGTAAGGATGCAACGCGGCGGCAAGTTAGACCAAACAATTAATGGACAGATTCATGAGGCATGGGAATATTGGAGCAATAAAAACCGCTGTGATGTAAGCGGCATTTTAGGTTTTCATGACCTTGAGCGTTTGATATGCAGAAGCCTTGCAGAAAGTGGCGAGGTATTTATTAGGATGATCCGCCAACCATTTGGAGATAGCAAGATCCCATTTGCATTGCAGGTGCTGGAATCTGATTATCTGGTTGATGATGAAGTACCGCAACCGGCAGAAGGCAATATTGTGCGGATGGGTATTGAAGTTAATAGTTACCTAAGGCCGCAAGCGTACCATTTCTATGCGAACCACCCAGGCGATACCTATGCCGGCAATACTCGCACTAATGGCAAGAAGATACGCATACCAGCAGAAGAAATAATACATTTGTTTTTGCCAGAACGCCCAGGCCAGACCCGTGGTGTTACGTGGTTTGCATCTGCCTTAATGCGTATGCACATGTTGCAAGGCTATGAGGAAGCAGAGGTGGTACGGGCAAGAGCTAGCAGCGCATTGATGGGCTTTATATCAAGCCCCGAAGGCGAGCTGATGGGCGATGAAGTTTATGATAATGAACGCGTAAGTGAATTTACCCCAGGTGTATTTAAGTATTTGCAGCCAGGCGAATCTGTCAACGTGCCAGACCTTAACGCACCTGACGGGCAACTAGAACCGTTCACCCGGTCAATGCTGCGTGCTGTAGCGGCTGGCGTTGGCGTTAGCTTTGAAAGCATTAGCAAAAACTTTTCTGAATCTAATTACAGCAGTAGCAGGCTTAGCTTGCTTGAAGAGCGTGATACTTACCGAGTATTGCAGCGCTACTTTATAGAAAATTTCCATCAGCAAGTATTTGATAAATGGCTTGAGATGGCAGTGTTAAGTGGTGAGCTAAACCTACCGGCTTATGAAACAAATCCCGCGCGTTATGCCGCCAGCAAATGGGTGCCGAGGAGTTGGGAATGGGTGGACCCACAGAAAGAAGTTAGTGCATATAAAGACGCGGTTAGGTGTGGATTCAAAACATTACGCCAAGTGGTAACAGAACAAGGCGGCGATTTGGATGATGTATTAATCGCACGCCAGGCTGAGCTTGCAATGCTTGATGAGATGAACATTATTACTGACACTGACCCAAGCGAAGTAAACGGCGGCGGCGGTTCACAGGCAACATCCATGATGGGTGCGATGCCAGCATTTGAGGAGACTGACCCGCCAATGGATGATGAGGAAGGCGAGGAGGAGGCTGAAACAGATGGCGAATATTAACGGCGAGGATATAGACCTTATGCCCACTGACGGCATGAGAGAAGAGGCCGAGCGCTACCGGGCGTGGAAAGCTGAAGGCAATGCAGGCGGTACTGAGGTTGCTGCCAGCCGTGCCAGCCAAATTTTAAGCGGTGACGAGCTCAGCCCTGCCACAGTCATAGCGATGTCGGCATGGTTTGCCAGGCATGAAGTAGATAAGCAAGGCGAAGGCTTCAACCCAGACGAAGATGGCTACCCATCGCCCGGGCGTGTTGCATGGGCTGCATGGGGCGGAGACGCAGGGCAGAGTTGGTCTAATGCAAAGGGCGGTAGAATTAAAGAGATACAAGATAGAACGCTCATGCAAACTAACCGCGCCGAACCAGACGGATTGCAAGATGGTGATTTCGTGCAGTGGGATTCAAGCGGCGGCACCGCAAAAGGCAAGATTGAAAGCATAGAACGCGAAGGCAGCATCAATGTGCCTGGGAGTGAATTTACTATCGAGGGGACACCTGAAGACCCAGCGGCATTAATTAGGATTTATTCCGAAGGTGAAGATGGCTGGGAAGCGACAGAGACATTGGTTGGCCACAAGTTTTCTACGCTTACGAAGATTGCAGCATTACGCGCGATGGAAGGCCGCAAGTTCCAACGCGCAGAGATGACGGCATTTGCCGAGATGGATGACCGCACCTATGAGTTCCCGTTTAGTTCTGAGAATCCAGTCGCTAGATATTTTGGCAATGAAGTGTTAAGCCACGAAACAAAAGCAGCAGACCTAAGCCGGTTGAATGATGGCGCGCCGCTGCTGTTTAACCATGATGTTGATCGTGTGATTGGTGTTGTAGAAACCGCAAGGATTGATGAGAAGCTAAAGCGGGGATATGCCCGCGTCAGGTTTAGTAAGAATGAATTTGCGCAAGAAGTTTTGGCCGATGTAAAGGACGGCATTCTACGGAATGTTTCCTTTGGCTATTCCATAGATAAGATGGAAGAGCGAGGCAGCGGCAACTTTGTTGCCACTGCATGGAGCCCGTATGAAATCTCAATGGTTTCTATACCGGCTGACAAAACAGTAGGGATCGGAAGATCCTTGCTATTGACTAACCCCGCTGCTCCGGCAGCACCAACCCCAGAACCCCTTCCTAACATGGAATCCGCCACTCCAGATCTGGCCGTGGTGCGGGCCGAAGCCGTTGAGGCCGAACGCTCACGCATCTCCAGTATCAACTCTCTATGCACTAAGCATGGGATGGTCGACCTCGGCCAACAGCTAATCGAATCTGGTCGTTCAATCGACGAGGCACGTGCTGCTGTTCTAGACAAAATAAACACCTATCAGGAGCCTGTGACTATGAGCGTTGCCGACATCGGCATGAGCGAAAAGGAAAGCCGCAGCTTTTCGTTTTTGCGTGCCATCAACTATTTAGCAAATCCAACCGACCGCGCTGCGCGTGAATCGGCTGCATTTGAGATTGAAGCATCTGATGCTGCGGCTGCAAAATTGGGCCGCCAATCACGTGGTATCACAATTCCCCAAGATGTACTGCGCCGTGATTTGTCTGTAGGCACTGCATCTGCTGGTGGTAACTTAGTTGCTACTGATTTGGATGCTGGCAGCTTTATTGACTTGCTGCGTAACGCATCCGCACTAGACCAAGCAGGCGCTACTGTGCTAACCGGTTTGGTTGGTAACGTTGCAATTCCTCGCCAATCTGGCGCTGCTACTGCTTATTGGGTAGCTGAGTCTGGCGCACCTACTGAAAGCCAGCAAACGGTTGATCAAGTAAGCCTGACACCACGCACCGTTGCCGCCTTTACTGATTACAGCCGCCGCCTGATGCTGCAATCCAGCATCGACGTTGAGAACATGGTACGCAATGATCTTGCCCGTGTATTGGCACTCAAGATTGATGTTGCTGGCCTTTATGGCACCGGCAATAGCAGCGAGCCATTAGGCCTCAAGCTAACAACTGGCGTTGGCACTGAGGATTTTGCTGCTGACACCCCTACATTTGCTGAAGTGGTAGCACTAGAAAGCGATGTAGCAGGCGCTAATGCATTGACCGGCAGCCCTGTGTATTTGATGAATGCTGCTATGCGCGGCGCTCTGAAGACTAAGGCCAAGGACACTGGTTCAGGTTTGTTTGTGATGGAAGGCGATTTAGTTAACGGCTATCGCGGCATCTTGTCTAACCAAGTCGCATCTAATGATTTGTGGTTTGGCAACTTTGCCGACTTAATCATTGGCTACTTCTCTGGTTTGGATTTGATGGTTGACCCTTACACACATAGCACTTCTGGTACTGTGCGTGTTGTAGCGATGCAAGATTGTGACATTGCGGTGCGTCACCCTGAATCATTCAGCCGTGGCAACAATACACTCTGATTATGTTTATTAAGGTCTTACGGCAAACAATGTTGGCAGGCCAGGTTGTTCGTGTTGGGGATGTTGTTGAAGCATCCCTGACCGACGCCAAACTCCTGATTGGCATTGGTAAAGCCATTTTATCTGACCCTATTCCGCCCATTTGCTCTATCCCATCCACCCCCAAACGGAAGCCTAAACCATGACTATTCACAACCTTGGCACCAAGACTACGATCTTGGGCCTCCTGCGCAACGATGTAGTAGCTGCTACCGCCACTGGTTCAGCAATTGATTTGCTGGGCTATGAAGGCGACATGGCAGTGCTGCTTGATGCTGAAGCTGGCGGCGCTAGCATTACCTACGCGGTAAAGCTAACCGAATCAGATACATCTGGCGGCACCTACACTGATGTAACCGGCGGTGCGTTTACCACCACTACCGCTAACACTGCTTCGCTGCAAAAGATTACTGTTAATGTAACCAGCCTAAAGCGATTTGTTAAGGCAACCGCCACCGTTGCAGGTGGTACTGGTGCTGGTGCAGTTGCTGTTATTGGCTTAGCTTCTGCTAAGTACGGCTAATGGCGTTTACGGAAGACCTAAGCATCTTCCTAGCAGATTTCGGCGTCACTTGTACGAGTGGCGCCGTTACTGCATTAGGCATCTTGGACATGCCAAGCCAGATAATTAGCGATGGAATGGTGCTTAGCACTGACTTCACGCTGACAGCTAAAGCTACAGATTTTGGCGCATTGATACGGGGTGCTGCAATTACGGTAGATAGCGTTGGTTATACAGTGCGCGAAACAATGCTTATTGATGATGGGCAGTTTGTGCAAATTGCATTGCAAAAAACATGAGCACTATCTATGGCGGCAATTCTGACCGGCCACAAAATATTTATACGTTTGCGACTATTACAAATGTTGGTACATCTGAGGTAATCGAGATTGACGGAACTACTATTACAGTTATTGATGTTGTAACCGGTGGACAGATTACGCACCAACTGCAAGGATCTATGGATGGCGTTAATTGGGCAGGCTTTGAAGACGCATCGACGAAAGAATCGGGCAACCACTTAGATACTTATTCAGGTTATGCGGTGCGGTATTTGCGTGTGGTTGTTAGCGCAAGTCATGCCACGCGAACCCTTACTACCACTATCTGCTGCGACGCATGACAACCAAACGGGAATCAATCTTAACGGCTATCGCTGCGGCGTTAGTGGGCACTACAGGCGTTAGCACCAGGATTTACCGCAGCAGGGTGGAACCAATCACAAGGGGCGAAAGCCCCGCAATTGTGATTGAACCAATAAGCGATAGCGCGCAACAGAACACAGCATTGCCGACATTGGACTGGAGCCTGGTTGTACGTGTTGCGGTAATTGTGCGCGGCAATATCCCAGACCAATTAGCCGACCCAACAGTTGAAAGCTTGCACGCCAAGATGATGGCAGATTTAACCTTAGGCGGATATGCAATTGATGTGCAACCGCAGTCGGTAAATTTTGAACTGGTAGAAGCAGACCAACCGGCAGGCGTTATTGCGTGTGATTTCTTAATTCGCTATCGTACTGAGGTGGCGAATCTATCCATTTAAAGTAGCTAGCATGATTGATGAATACCAAGGCCAAGGCGGCTCTTACGTTTTGGACCCCATCACTGGCAAACGCAAGCCCACACCAACACCTGAGGTCCTGAACGATGGCACTGTTAACACGCAAACGCCTGATCCTGGCAAAAGTAGAAGCGACCTACGGGACTGATTCGAGCCCTGCCGGCACTGATGCGGTATTGGTGCGCAGCCTAGAGGTTACCCCGATTGAGGCTGATGTTGTAAGCCGCGATTTAATCCGGCCATACCTTGGCAACAGTGACCAGCTTTTAGCTAACACGCGCGTAAGCATTACGTTTGAGGTTGAGCTTGCAGGTTCTGGCACAGCGGCAACAGCGCCACGCTTTGGCGGATTGCTGAAAGCTTGCGGTATGTCAGAGACCACTACAGCATCAGCCGTTACCGGCACTGCTACGGCAGGATCTGCGGGCACTATCACGCTTGCAGCAGGAGCTAGCGCAACAGATGACATATACGTCGGCATGGTCATTAGCATCACCAGCGGCACCGGTAGCGGCAACGTTGGCGTGATTACTGACTATGTGGGCAGCACTAAGGTTGCAACCGTAAAGGCCAGCACCGCAGCATTTACGCCAGGCGCAAGCAGTGCGTACAGCATTGCTGCAAATGTAGGATACAAACCTGTTAGCGCGAGTTTTGATAGCGTCACCATTCACTTCAATAACGATGGTGTATTACATACCATCACAGGCGCACGCGGTAGCTTTGCTTTTAACTGCGCAGTAGGCGAGATTCCAACTATTGAATTTACAATGGTTGGCATTTATAACGCACCAACCGACACTGCTGCTCCAGCCGTTACCTACAGCAACCAAGCGACACCATTGATATTTAAAGCTGGTAGCACATCGGCATTCCAAATTCTTGGTTATAGCGGCTGCTTGATGTCGCTTACTTTGGATATGGCAAACGAAACCGTATACCGGGAATTAGTTGGTTGTGATAAGTCTGTATTAATTGTTAACCGCGCGCCAGAAGGCGAGTGCATGATTGAAGCCCCAACCATCGCGCAGAAGGATTTCTTCACAATCGCAAACGATGACACCACTGGGGTGATAAGCCTGCTGCATGGCACCACCCTTGGCAACCGTGTTACCATGGTTGCGCCTAAGGTTGATATTGCCAATCCAACCTACGAAGATTCGGATGGCATTCAAATGGTTAACCTGCCGTTTGTAATCATCCCTACAACAGCAGGCAATGACGAAATCACCCTCACCTTTACCTAGTTTTTATGGCTTTTGTTCTTAAGCAATCCAACAGTTACAAATGGCCGGTAAGCTTCAAGCTTCCGGTCGATGGCGGCAAGTTTGAGAAGCAAACATTTGATGCAGAATTTAAGCGATTGCCACAGGCAAGGATTAATGAAATACAAACTGATGTGCAAACCCGCATCAAAGCGGCGGAACGTAACGAACTGGTAGATAACAACATCACAGATATATCAATTGCAAATGAATTAATCATTGGATGGGAAGGTGTAGTTGATAGTGATGGCGACGCGGTAACATTTTCCGAAACTGTTAAGCAGCAATTGCTTGATATTCCAACAGTAGCATCTGCGATTATTGTGGCTTATTTTGATAGCCTTGCTGGAGTAAAAACAAAAAACTAAGGGACGCTGCTTTGTATTGGGTGCAAGGTGGCGTTATTGATGATACCCAAGATGATGCAGCAGTATTTGGGATAGAGATACCAGACCCAAAACCTGAGTATTTTGAAGTGGAACCAGAAGCATGGCCGGCGGTAAAGTTATTCTTGCGCTGCCAAACGCAATGGCGTACAGGCCCTAATGGCGTAGTAGGGCTGGATTACAATGCGCTTGCGTGGCTGGTTACAATAGAAGGAGATATTGATGCAGCCGCCATGTTGGATGACATCCAAGTTATCGAGCAAGAAGTGCTAGCAGCTTTGAGCAAAAAGGGAGGTTGATATGGCATTAGATATGCAGGCAGCAGTAAAAATAAAAGCTACGGTAGATGGTTTAGCTTCTGTTGAGGGGCTAGAGCGTGGGCTCAATAAATTAGACAGGCAAGCTACTGGACTGCAAGGCAACTTTGGGCGGCTCAGAGGGATTGCAGGTGGCCTTGGCAGTGCATTGGGTTCAGTTGTGCCTGCAATTGGGTTAGCGGGATTAGCAGCATTTGGCAAGCGCTCGATTGATGCAGCAGATAATTTAAATGATTTGAACCAACGTACTGGCGTGGCAGTTGAAACATTAGATAAATTTGGTAAGGCTGCGAACGATAGCGGCAGCAGCTTGGATGAAGTAGCAAAAGCAATGGGCAAGCTGGCTAAGGGTATTGTCGACCCGGCGTCAAAAGCTAGCGAAGCATTGAAATCTATTGGCGTTAGTTCAACTGATGCGCAAGGCAAGATTCGTGGCGTTGATGCCATCATGCTGGATTTAGCCGATAAGTTTTCTAAGATGCCAGATGGCGTACAAAAAACTGCACTAGCAATGGAGCTATTTGGCAAGTCGGGTAGCAATATAATTCCAATGCTTAATGAAGGCAAGGATGCACTTAATGAATACTCAGCAACAATTGACGGGAAGATGGCTGCGGCGGCAGATAAATTTAATGATTCAATTAATAAAGTAACGTCATCAATATCTGGGCCATTCAATGAAGCAATAACAGCACTGTTGCCAACAATCACAAAATTGGCTGAGGGCATTGCCGCAGCAGCAACAGGGTTTAGCAAGTTACCTCAGCCAATAAAGGATATAGTTGTTGCGGTAGGTGGACTTGCATTAGCGTTTAACCTTTTAGCTCCTGTAATTAAAGGAGTAGTAGGTTTATTTGGATTAATTGGCGGCTTAAAAATAGGCGCAACAATTGCCGGATTTGCGCCTGCTTTGTTGCCTGTAATCGCTGGGCTTAAAACACTAGGTGAGATTATCGCTGGTGTATTCACAGGTCCTGTAGGCTGGGTCATATTGCTCACAGCAGCAGGTGTTGCAATATATGCGTTTAGGGACCAGATAGGCGCAGCGTTTAAAGCTATAGGCGAAGCTTTGAAGCCTGTAGCCACATTTATCTACGATGTCTTTATCAAGCCTTTTATGGATTCGCTTACATCGCTTTTAACTTATATCAATGAAACCTTCCTTACTCCAATGAATGAAGCATTTAAAACGCTAGGCAGGCTTTTGTATGCAGCCTTTGATTTGCTATTTATCATTCCTTTTAAAGCAGCGTTTACTGCCATAACTACATTTTTAAGTGAAAATTTTATAGAACCGCTTAAAGAATCATTCAACGTCACGTTTGCATTCATAAATGAAAATTTTATAGAACCGCTTAAAGAATTATTTTTTACTGTCACAACTTATATAGCAGAGAATTTTATCAAGCCAGTGCAAACCGGAATATCAAATTTCGCAACTGCGGCATATAAATACATTAATACAAATTTTATTGAGCCGGCTAAAAAAGTATTTACAGCAGTTACAGATTTTATTAAAAACAACTTTATCAAGCCGGTGCAAGACACAATAACCGGCATGATAAAAAATATTGGGAACGCTTTTCAATCTCTCAAAGAAGCTATTGTCGCTCCATTTAGAGCGGCTATGGATATAGTGAAAGGAATTGTAAATAGTATATTAAGTGGGATTGTTAGAGCTATATCGTTCATGATAGCACCTATCAATAAAATAATTGAACACGCTAATAAACTTGGGAGGATAACACGCCAGCCGCAAATACCTTATTTGCAACCGCCGCAAATACCTCAATTTGCTAAAGGCGGCGTTGTGGACAGTCCTACCCTTGCAATGGTGGGAGAGGGTAATGAGCGCGAGTATATAATTCCTGAATCTAAGATGGCGCGTGCAAGCGCTAACTACCTTGGTGGCGTGCGTGGGAATGCAGCTATCCAAAGCCAAGGTAGCAGCAGGTCATCATCACCTACGATACAAATACAAACTGGTCCAGTGCTGCAACAAAACAATCAACAATATGTAACAATTGCTGATATGGAAAAAGCACTTACAACGCTAACAGATTCTTTATTGCTTAATAACCGTACATTCGGCGGACGCAGTTATCAAGGGGTAGGCGCATGAGCAATCGCGGCCAAAGCCAATATCTAAGAATTTACGATAACAGCCAGACGTATGTAAGATGGCAGGCATATTACATTAATCAAACTATTACTTTAGATTCTGCGTCTTGGTCTTATAATCCATTTAATGCCGATGGGATGATGGCTGGCAGCCCCGCCGGTTCAGATGTTACAATCACAGTGCCAGCTACTACTACAGCAATCAGCGTCTTTAAAGCTGCTTTGAATAACAATAGATTATGTGAGATTAAAATGTATGAGTTCGATACACGATTATCTCAATCGGCACCAATATCTACCCAGTCATTGATTGCAACTTATGTTGGCGAAGTGTCGAAAATTTCAGGTAATTTTACGGAACTATCAATTAATTTAAGCTCAGCGCTTAGCCCGGTAGGTGCTCAGGTGCCGCCGCGTAAATTTACTACTTTACTTATTGGGGCGCCGGTAAGGTTATGAGTATTCAAATTAGAGACCCATTGGCGCTGCTGCCATACCAAAGCGGATTGGTTACTACAATAACGGAGGAAGGCGCAGCTAAAGGGCAGTCACCACTAGACAGCAGGCAAAAGGCAGCAGTAATTGGTGAGCCAATCCCCATTGTGTTTTGTCGGCGTGTATCAAGCAATGGCGGTGTATTAGTAAGCCCAGCCGCTACTGAAGGCAGGTATGAAAATAATTCAACAACTAACGTGCTAACGACCAAAGTTCATTTGGTGCTTAGTGAAGGCGATATGGACCAATTGCCACTCAAGGATGTATTCCAACGTGCTTGCCGTGTTGGGACATGGGCGCAGACATACGACCGGCGCGCTGAAACCTGGGACCCTGGTAATTTTATTGTTGCTGTAGCAACTAAGAAATTTTGGAATTGCCCATTGTATTGCGGCACTCAAGGCACATACGAAAACATGACAACGCTTAGTTTTATCAATACGCATGATGATGGCAGCGAGTTATGGGATAGGCAAGTGCATTGTTTCGTTCGTAACGGAATTAATGTTACAAGGATTTTAGATGACATTACAGGGCCTAGTAATAATGTAATTGATTTAGCATTGTATTTGATAACGCAAAGCAGCCGATTCCCAAGCTCAATGATTGATTTGGCAATGATGGAAGATGCAGCATTATTTTGCAATGTAAATGGTTTATTCTATAATGGAGAATTTAAGCAATCAACTAATCTTGAGGATTGGTTGCAATCTATTAGTTCAGATTTCTTATTGCGCGTGAGTGACAAAAACGGTAAAAAAGGTTTGAGGCCAAGATTACAAACCAATGCTAATGGCACAATCAAAACAACAGCAATTGAGCCAGTATTTACTTTTACAGAGGACCACGTAATAATTGAAAGCTTTGAAATTGATTATATTTCGCTTGAAAATCGCAAAGCTATTACAGCCCTAGTCTTATGGCGTCAGCAACCGGATAGCGATATTGGTATTATCCGCTCGGCTGAAATACGGATGACAGGATTGGCAGATAATGGACCATTAGAACAATACGACCTAAGCCAGTTTTGTGCTACTGAAGATCATGCAGTTAAGGTTGGAACTTACCGTGTTGCTAGTCGTTACTATGTAACGCATACACTTAGGATACGTGTTGCGCCTAGCTCGTTTAATGCCACGCTAATTGTGGGCGATGTTGTACGCGTTAGATTAAGGCGTGAGACTAATGTTGGTACAGTTAGTTACCATAATCATTTCTATGAAGTAGAACGTATTGCAAGAGCCATCAGCGGTGTTATCAGTTTAGATTTAATTCATTTTCCAGTTGATAGCCAAAACCGCAGCCTGGTCGGCTTAGCAGTTAATGCTGCGGTAGGCAATGGCTACACCGTACCAACAGGCCGCACAGATTTCACTTGTGATATTGCAGGCCGCGCTGTTGATAACACGCCTTTACCTGATGTTGGCGAAACTATATCACCTATAAATGACCCGCCAATTCAAACAGACCCTAGCGTTTTGGGCAACGAACCAGATGCCGGGCCGACAGACCCAGTTGATAACCCAGAAGATCCGCTGGATGAAGATGAGCCCGAATATCCAAGCGGGCCAAACCCTGGAGTTACAGGCGTTAGCGACCCACCAGAATCAGGCGAAACAGCAAATGCAGTGCCGCCATGCCCAGGCGGTAAAGTCTGCTGGTATCGCGTCAGGAAAGGATCAGTTGCAAATATAGACGAAGCAAGAACAACGACTAACCGCACATTAATACAATGCGAAACACTTGGCACCAGCGGGTGGGAGTCAGGCGCGTCATTAGTGCTTACAAATGATGATATAGACCATTACATAATTGCAGAAGCTACATGCCCAGACCCTAGCAGCCCTGATGGGTTTGGTGAACCATCAGTAATTGGTGCCACAGAACCGGCAATACCAGACTTAACGCAATATCAATATGTAAGATGGAACGGCAGTATTTCAACCGATGGGGTAGTTACAATTATTGAAGGGGGAGCTTATTACGAATACAATGGGAATCTGTATTCAGGCCCTTATGGAATCCGAGGCTTGGTTTACAAACCAGGCAGCGAACCTGGCACTGAAATACTTAGCAACAACATTTATGATGCAGTGCCGATTGGCTTTGTAGCATGGCGAGCAACCGTGACAGCATATAAAACTGCTAACGGCGGCTCGGGCAGCTTTAGCTTTGGAGGCTTGCAAGGTCCAGCAGCTATTTGGGATAAAAATTTCCCCCAAGACATTCTTGCACCTGTAATCAGAGGCTCAGTGCCTAATGACGCGCCGCACACTTATATAATTAGCGGCAGATGGCAATTTAGAAATACTGCCACCGGAGATCCTTTAGCCGTTTGGGAAGGTGTAACAGGGTCAAGTGGCCCTGCGGTGTAAAATAAAACCATGGCTTTATTCCCTGCATTAAATCCAAGCAGCCGCACCTACACGCCAGGTAGCACAGCTAATACATCGTTGCTTGTGCTAAGTGGCGATGAGGTTAACGTGCGACACGGCAATGGTAGATCCGGCGACCAGTTGCGGATGACATTTAGCCAAATGACTAGGGCCGAGCATTATGCGCTGCTAAACCATTACGCTTTTCATGGCCGGTTTGAGCCATTTGATTTAAATGCTACGACACTAGCTGCAACTAATTTAACATTCCCAGCTAATCATCAATGGATATATACTGACAGCCCATCATTTGATGAAACATGCGACCAGATTGATGGCACTGTATCTTTAACGTTAATCCCACCGTACTTAATTTAATCATGGCAACTTTTCCTGACCTTGTACCAGATGAAATTAGCTACGACCTAGGCGATTTAAATATAAGCGAAGCCTCGACCGTAGCCAGCGGTCCTGTTAGATTCCGGCATTCATTACGGAATAACGGTCATATATTGCAGCTTACATTTAATAACCGCATTGAATCTGATGCAGCTTTAATTCGTACCCATTGGAACCAATCCAGCGGCGTGCATGGTTATTTTCAGATTCCAGTTACAGTATGGGGTGACGCAAATGATGTAGTACCAATTGATTCAATCTATCGGTATGCGTCTATACCACAAGAGCAGCAAAAAGGAGTTTATTTTGATATAACAGTTTCATTACGTGTGCTGCAAGGATGGGTGCTTGATATTGTTTTAAGCGGCGGGCCAGCGATAGCACCTATTGTTGAAGCATTTGAGAATATAGCATTCACTGGCTTTTCACCATTTGAACTGTTAGCATCAGATGCGACACCTCCGGACCCAGAAAAATTACTGCTAGCTGGCGGAGCCTGACCTTATGCCAACTGCTACTACTGTTCCAGTTAAGATGGCGCAGCGGCGTGATACTGCTGCTAACTGGACCAGTGCCAACCCGACACTACTAGCAGGCGAGATTGGGATTGAATCGGATACCAGCAAAATAAAACTTGGCACTGGCAGCACAGCTTGGACATCACTGAGCTATACGCCATGGAGCCAGGTAAGCACTTACCCATTTGTTAATGCTGATATTGCATCGGGTGCTGCCATTGCTTACAGCAAGCTTGCCACGCTAACCAGCGGCAACATTGTGCTAGGCAGCAGTGCAAACGTAGCGACTAGCACCGCAGTAACAGGTGATGTAACCATAAGCAACACGGGCGTCACTGCTATTGCTAGCGGCGTAATCGTCAATGCCGACATAAACGCATCTGCTGCCATTGCAGGTAGCAAAATTGTGGCAGCGACCACAAGCGTGGTTGGCGCGGTGCAGTTAAGCGATAGCACCAGCACTACCAGCAGCATATTAGCTGCTACACCAACAGCAGTGAAGGCGGCTAACGACCTAGCAGCAGCGGCATTACCTAAAGCAGGCGGCACCTTAACTGGCGATGTAATTTTAGACAATCAGGTTGATGCACGATTCCGCGAAGCAACTGCAAACGGCACGAACTACGTTGGTTTCCAAGCACCAGCAACAATTGCGGCTGATGTGTTATGGACGCTCCCGGCAACCGATGGCACTTCTGCACAAGTATTAAGCACTAACGGCAGCGGCACTTTGAGCTGGGCTACGGCAGCAGGTGCAACCGTTGTTGATGGTGGAAATTTTGCTAACGGGAGTAGCATAGTCACGACTACAATCACAATAGACGGCGGGAGCTTTGTTTAATGGCCACTCCATCCACTAGAACACCTGTAAGAATCGCCAGGGGCACGTATGCAAATCTAAATGCTAGTATTCTTGACTTAGCAGAAGGCGAGATATGTTATGCAACAGACCAAAATAAAGTTTATGTAGTTGAAGGTGGCGTCTTAACAGAACAACCATATTTAGCTACTACCGGTGGGACGGTAACCGGAAACTTGGAGATTGGCACTGCGGGTAGTCTTACATTTGAAGGCGCTACGGCAGATGCCTTTGAAACCACTGTCGCGGTAGTAGATCCAACCGCAGATCGCACGATTACGCTGCCAGATGCCACTACCACGCTGGCTGGCCTTGGTGTAGTTCAGTCATTCACTGTTGCTCAGCGTGGAACGGTATCAGCGTTAGGTGCTGTTGCTGCTGGTACAACAACATTAGATCTTGCTACAGCAAATAATTTTAGCCTTAGCTTGCCGGCAGGCGGCACCGTAACATTGGCAAACCCAAGCAACCAAACTGCTGGACAGTCGGGCGTTGTGACTATCACTCAGAACGGTACAACGGCGGCCCTTGTTGCATACGGGGGCAATTGGAAATTCCAAAGCGGTGCACCTAGCGTGAGCACCACGCTTAGCAGCGTCAACGTGATTGCCTATTATGTTGAATCATCTAGCCGCATTACGGCGCAACTACTTACCAACACGATTTCCTAATGATTCCTGGAAGTGCTAATCCGCTACTACTAAAAAGTGCAGCCGCCGCTGGTGGTTTACAGATAGAACGTAGTCTCAGATTCAATAGTAGTGACAGTGCCTACTGCGGGCGGACTTTTGGCACTGCGACTAGTAGGAAGACTTGGACTTGGGCGGGGTGGGTGAAAAAGTGCAACAACTCTGCCCAACAATCATTTTTCTCTGCGGGCAACAGCGGCACCAATCGTTCAAACTTACTCTTTCAAGGAACGGGGGAGATTCGATTCTTTAATTATCCTGGCAGTGTAGACGTTGACTTGATTACAACACCAGTATTTAGAGATCCATCCGCCTGGTATCACATCCTTATTGCTGTTGATACAACTCAAGCAACATCAACTAATCGCTTCAAGCTTTATGTTAATGGAACGCAGTTTTCAACATTTTCAACAGCAACTTACCCCTCGCTAAACCAAGATCTAGTTATTAACAGTGCAATCGCTCATGGAATTGGCCGTGGCGAGCAGGTGGGTGAGTATTTCGACGGCTATCTAACCAACATCCACTTTATCGACGGTCAAGCACTTACCCCATCGTCATTCACCGAAACCGATGCCACTACTGGGCAACTGATACCGAAAACATACACCGGCAGTTATGGCACCAATGGCTTCAACCTTTTGTTTGCTGATAACTCCAGCAACACTGCCAGCACATTAGGGAAGGACACTTCTGGGCTGAGTAATAACTGGACGCCGAATAATTTATCCGTTACTGCTGGTGCAGGCAACGATTCTCTTGTTGATTCACCCACTAATTACGGGACCGACACTGGCGTGGGTGGCGAGGTGAGAGGGAATTATTGCACGTTAAATCCTCTTAAAACAGGCAACAGCAATAACACTGCCTTGACAAACGGAAACCTTAATTATTCGATGACTGTATCGAATGATTTTCCATATACTACGTTCTCTACACTGTCATTTTCAAGTGGCAAGTGGTATGCGGAGTACACCTGTACAAGCACTTCGGCTTTGCATATAATTGGTATCGCTGATGTTAATGAATCTCATTCTAGTTTATATTACATTGGTGGCAGCAGTACTTCGTATTCTTATTACGCAAGCGGTACCAAGTACAATAATAATAGCTCGTCGGCTTATGGGGCTTCGTGGGGCACGTCAGGAGATGTAATAGGTATTGCTTTAGATTTGGATAACGGAACACTTACCTTTTACAAAAACGGAGCAACTCAAGGCACTGCCTTTAGCTCTATTCCTACTAAACATTATTGCATTGCGATTGGAGGCGGATTTGGCTCTATTAGTTCTAACTGGACAGGGGCTTTAAACTTCGGCCAACGCGCATTTGCCTACCCTGTAAGCGGCTTCAAGGGACTCAATACACAGAATCTGCCAACCCCATTAGTCACGAAGTCTAATACGGTGTTTGATGTTATTACTTATACCGGCACTGGATCTAGTCTTACACTTCCTAACGGTAGTAGTACGCCTACCAGCATTGCGTTTACACCAGATTTTGTGTGGCTAAAAGGTCGTTCAGGCGCAACAGATCATGCAATATATGACTCAGTTCGTGATGTGCAAAAAGATTTAGTTAGCAATAGTGCTGCTGCTGAAACAACGCAAACCACAGGATTAACTGCGTTTGGAACTAATACATTTACTGTTGGCAGTTTGGCAAAGCTGAATACAAGT